CAATATACTGAAGATGGTATCATGTATTGGGATCAGGGACACAATGCCCAACCGATAGCAGACGGCAGATGTTGTGATTCATGTAACAAGAATGTTGTTCTCCCACAGAGAATAACAGATATGAAAATGTCAATAATACATGGAGGTAAAGTATAATGGGTAGATATTATCACGGAGATATTGATGGCAAGTTTTGGTTTGCCGTGCAAAGTTCAACAGATGCAGACTTTTTCGGAGTAGAGGGTTATGCAACACATCTTAACTATGGGTTTGGAAAAGAAGATCAACCCAAAGTTAAGGAGGGACTTAAGAACTGCGAAAACACATTAGGCAAGTACAAAAAACTTTTAGATGAGTTTTTTGAAACTGACGGAAAAGACGGCTATAATGATGACATGATAATTAAGTTCTTAGATAAAAAAGAACACCCTCATAGGCATACTGAATGGAGTGTTAAGTATTACCTAGAATGGTATGCACGATATGATTTAGGTAAACAAATAGATAATTGTATCGATAAAGAGGGTTATTGTAATTTTGAGGCAGAACTATGACAACAAGCTATAGCAAAATAAAAGGTAGATCAAAAGGGTATCGATATAGGAACTCTATTGTTGAACTACAAAGAGATCTTCAAAGAGCAAATGCCAAAAAAACTCCACAAGAGTTGGGAGAAGATGAGAGATTTGAAGATGATCCTCGTGCTTTAAAAGAAATAGAGTATGGTCGAGTGGTAAGAAAACCTACGTCAGGACTTCATGACAGAAAAATGGGGGACTAAATGAACCGAGATCACATAGACCTTTGTTCGGGGATCGGTGGCTTTGCTTTAGGTTTCTCGTGGAGTAGTTTAAATACTACTCCCAAACTTTTCTGTGATACTGAAGAGTGGTGTAGAAAAGTAATAGCCAAGAATTTTCCGAAAGTACCAATAGCAAATGACGTTAAGGAGGTAGCAAATGACCCAAAAAGATTTATTCGAAGAAGACCATTCATCCTCACAAGTGGATATCCATGTCAACCATTTTCAGTCGCAGGTCGTAGAGGAGGCGAAGAAGACCCTCGCCACATCTATCCGTACATCCAAAGAATTGTTGAACAAGTCAGACCCTCTTGGACAGTTTACGAAAATGTTTATGGACACTTCTCAATGGGACTTGACGAGGTTCTCTTTCAAATGGAAAGCATTGGTTACGCAACGAGGACGTTTGTGTTTCCGTCTAGTGCAATCGGAGCATTGCACAAAAGGGACAGAGTTTGGATTGTTGGGAAACACATGGGCGACACCGAACACGATGGATCATCTTCCACCGAGATCGGAGGAGGCAACGAAGAAACTACAGAACGGACACAGAAAGGGAAGAAAGCGACCAAGCAATCTAAGGGAGCAAGTAGATCCAAACACAATAAAACTGTATCCGACTCCGAGAGCCTCAGACGTAGAGGGGGGAATGGCGAGCAATGTGGAGATCAACAACGGAAGATTCTCGAGGAAGAACAAAGACGGAGTTCGGTGGGGAGTGAAGTTGAGGGATGCCGTGAATCACATGGAAACCTTTCCGACACCTCGAGCGAGCGAGTACAAAGATTGTGGAGCAGTTGGGAGCAAGAGTCAGATTCACATGGACAATCGGTCATATCTGTGTGCCAAAGTCAAAGATCCCCAACAACCATCTGGAAAGCTGAACCCTGTGTGGACAGAGTGGTTGATGGGTTACCCAAAAGGGTGGACAGAATTAAAGGACTAGGTAATGCCATTGTTCCTCAAAATGCCATGATAATAGCGAATGCAATAGAAAAGAGTTTGTGGTAGGCATCACCTCCTTTGAGTGCGATGGTGGAATATCGTGTCTTCAATGTCGTAGATGTCTTGTTAGCATATGCCCACTAAGGGGTTTTACATAATTTTCCCCTAATTATCCATATCTAACAAGGGAAATGCAGGATGCCGTAATTATAACTGGGCAAAATCTACGAAAATCCACCACTTTACATACGATAAGAAAGGAAAATTATTATGAATACAGATAAACCGATGATGGCGAGTGAGATTGTTTCTGCGTTATCAAATCCATCAAGAGGTATTTATGGTTATCAAAACGGAAAATATGCCAAAGCAATGGCTAGGTCTGTTCAATCAGATCTTGCATCCTCGCAGAAATTTATCATCTCAAATAATTTAATTGATCACATTGTTGCCATGTCTTTTTCAACACCCGAGGCAATGGTTGGTCAAATAAAAACTGGCATACCACCATTTACAAATATGTTTATTGAGTGGGACGATGAATATTTACAAAAAGCCGTTATTAAATATTTAGCAAAAAATTACAACAAAAAACTAGCCTCTGCACCAACAGTTAATAAGGATAATTATTTCAATTATGACAATACAGAGAAACCATTTAAAGCTAGAACGGGTTATCATATTCATCAAGTCAACGATAATTGGTTGTATGAACTTTGGTGGAAAGATAAAGAGAATGAACAAAAATTTACTTGTACACCTAAATCAATCTCGATTAGTCACGATGCTGTTTACAATTGGCAAAAATATTACGAAGGCTATCACAAAGAAAAAAAGTGGATGCCTGTAGAATTAAATGGTCTCTCTGAAGAAAATCTTAGGATAGCAATGTATTCAACAGGAAGTATACTTTGGGGGAATCATTATCATATAATACAAAGTTATGGAGAAAGATTTAGAAGGTTAGTACGTTCAAGCACACACAGAGACAAAACACCGAGTATATCTCAAAATAAATATTATCGTAAAAAATTAAAAACTTATTTTAAAACAGAAGAAAGCACATCTAAATTCTTTGATCCATATTTTACTGAATTGTGTTGTAGAGTTACTTTAGCACAAGGATCTGCTATGCACTGGATGGTTCCACAAGAGAAATTTAAACTCGGTTGGACTGCACAAGAAATGACTGAACTTACTTCAACTTGTATGAAAATTTATACAGGTGATGTAAGATTCTTAGTCTCTACATTGGCTATTCTTAACTACGAACACATTATTACTGAAAAGAAAAAACCAGATTCAACAAAAGTAAAACACATTGCTTTTGGTAGAAGAGTTCCAGCAAACGAATATTCTTTGCTTGAGATTGATTTACCAAAGCCTAGAGGTAAGATTTTTTATGAAAGAGAATTTACAGGACATGGCACACCTAAAAGGTGGCACATGAGAAGAGGACATTGGAGAAGGTATCGTGATGCCAAAGGTAATATTACAAAAAAAGTTTGGATTGATCAGTGTGAAGCAGGTAATAAGAACTTAGGCACTAAGATTAACGATTACAACTTACAAAAAGCTAGGGGGGAGTAAAATGAAACCAAGCACAATTAAAATGTTAAAAAAAGCAACTAGAAAAAGATACGATACGGAGTTTATTAATTATAAAAATGCAGACTCGTACTACATAGAGATCTTTACGAATGTAAGAAGAGTTATAAAAATTGAAGCAACAACAGAAAAACAAGCGATAGATAGAGCCTTGAAAAAAGAAGAAAGAAGATTGTGGAATAATCTTGGCTATAAGTTTATTGATTGTGATTACAATATAGTTGAGGAAAAAGATTATGAGACTCATAGACAGAATCATAAAAAAGCTTGAAGACGATGCAGTTATGTATTCATCGATTGGTATGGAACAAGAGGCAAAAGAATCTAGGAGACTTGCGTCTAAGTATACAGAGATGAAGTACAGAGGAGATATAGATATAATCAAAAAGGAGAAAGATAAGAATGAGTAATGTCATACCATTTCCACATAGAATGAAGAGAACAGAAAAACCTGTGCCTAAAGTATGTGAGTTGGCTGCGGATCAATTTGAAAAAATTATTATTCTTGGAACGCACAAGAACGACAGTTTAATTCAGATGATTACAACAATAAAAGATCCTGCCGAAATTCTTTGGCATCTTGAATCTGCAAAGATTACAGTTCTGCATGGTTTTGAGGAGGACGAATAATGCCATTTAAATATAAAACAAAACCATACAAGCATCAAGAAGAGGCTTTGTTTAAAAGTTTTGCTAGAGATAATTATGCTTATTTTATGGAGATGGGTTGTGGTAAATCAAAAGTTTTGATTGATAACATGACCTGGTTATACGAAAACAAACACATAGATACTGCCATAATTATTGCACCAAAAGGTGTGTATATGAATTGGAAGAACTCGGAGATTCCAACACATTTGCCTGACGATGTACCAAACAATGTATATGTATGGAAGTCAGGAGCAAATAAAAGTGAAAAGATTGTATTGGAAGAAGGTGTTAGAACTAGAGATAAATTAAGAATACTACTAGTTAATGTTGAAGCTTTTGCTACGGCAAAAGTTAAAAAATATTTACAAGCATTTATACATCGAAGTAATTTTCTATTGGCAGTTGATGAATCTACAACAATAAAAAATATCAAAGCCAAAAGAACAAAAGAGATTTTAAAACTAGGACAATCAGCTAAATACAAAAGAATACTAACAGGTTCTCCTATTACACAATCTCCTATGGATTTATATTCACAGTGTTATTTCTTGGACAAAAACCTGTTAGGGTTTGATAGCTATTGGTCTTTCCAAGGTCGGTATGCCATAATCAGACAAACCAGGATAGGTAATCACAGTTTTCAACAGATAGTTGGTTTCAGAAACTTATCTGAATTAACAGACAAACTACATAGATTTTCATACAGAATAACAAAGGAGCAAGCTTTGGATCTACCCGAGAAGATATACACAACAAGAGAAGTTAATTTAACATCAGATCAAATCAAACATTACAACAGTATGAAAGACAGTGCCGTGGCTCTTCTTGATGGTGGCGACATGGTTACTGCACCCGAGGTCATGACTCGATTACTTAGATTACAACAACTTTTATGTGGCTATCTTGTAACAGATGATGGAGAAACTGTTGAGATAGCAAACCACAGAATAGATGCCATGCTTGATACGATAGAGGAGATGGATGGTAAAGTTATTATATGGTCTAGGTTTCGTCATGACATCAAGAAGATTAAAAAAGCTTTGGAAAAAGACTATGGATCGGGAACCGTGGTCACATATTATGGCGACACCTCACAAGAAGACAGAGACAAAGCCATAGATAAATTTCAAAATGACGAGGGTACAAAGTTCTTTGTTGGTAATGCTCAAACGGCAGGTCGAGGTTTGACACTTACCGCAGCCACAAATGTAATTTATTATTCAAATGATTTTAATCTTGAAACTAGGATACAATCAGAGGACAGATGTCATAGGATCGGACAAAAGAACAATGTGTTGTACGTTGACTTGGTTGTTCCTGATAGTATCGATATTCATATAGTAAAAGTCTTACAATCAAAAATTACATTGGCAGGAAAGACATTAGGAGAGGAGGCTAGAAAATGGTTGAAAGTTTCACCCAAAAAATAAATAAGATATTATTTGACATTATGGAATTTTATGGGTTAAAATAGGATTTGAAGGTGTATGGTTTGCAGTGGTACATCTTCAAAACTCCGCGGCAAGTTTTCGTTATTCTTGCCGTAATAATGTTGAACATGGAGGGAGTGAGGTGGTGTTAAAAATCCTTTCTTGCGAAGCCTCACTTCCAAAGTGTTTCACTAAATAGAGTAGGAATTTAAAATGGATCCAGATAAATGGAAATCAGTAGCCGTATCCAAGAAAACATGGAGTAGGCTAAAGGAACTGTCGGAAGACAGTGAGAGGTCAATAGGTGGCGAGATATCTTTTCTTGCAAAACAAGAGTATCTTTCTAAGAAGATGGATCGAAAGTATCCTATTGACAAAGAGAAAGCTGAAGTTTAAACTTCAGTTCCAATACCGAAGGGTATAAACTTTAACGTAGAAGGAGAGAACGATGAGTGATGTGTTTTCACTATTCGAAGAAGAGGCAGCTGACCCTCAAGCATTTAATAAAGTTAGCGAAGGAGAGACTTCAAAACTCTCTTCATTAATTAGGCAATCAATCGATCTTGGTAAAGAGGTCGAGCTTGCTGAAAAACATCTAAAAGACTTACAACAAAGAAAAAGAACTGTTGATGAGGAAGATATTCCATCATTAATGGATCAACTCGGTGTTGAAAGTTTAACTGTTGATGGCAACAAAGTTTCCATAGATAAATATGTATCGGCTAGGATTCCTGACGATAGAAGGGAAGAAGCATTTAGCTTTATTCGTTCTATTGGCGAAGGCGATATTATTAAGAACGAAGTTGTTGTCGGATTTGGTATGGGTCAAGATAATATAGCAGGATCCGTGGTTGATGATTTACGCAACAAGGGATTAGAACCTGCACAAAAGACACATATCCACCCAATGACATTGAGGACTTGGGCGAAGAACCGAATAGAAAAAGGCGATACAATAGACTTTGATCTGTTTGGTATTTATGTTGGTAACCGTGCAAAAATAAGGGGAGCAAAATAATGAAAAGTGCAGTTGCGTCAAAGAAAGCTACAGATGTAGCAGTTCCTGATCTTTCATCTTTGTTAGAGGAAGAGGCAGGAGCAGGACTTGAGAGCTTTACAACAGAGGACATGCAGATACCTTTTATAAGGATACTGCAAGCTTTGTCTCCACAGTTGAACAAACAAGATAGTTTGTATATCAAAGGTGCTGAACAAGGCGATATCTTCAATACTGTATCACAACAAGTGTACAAGGCAGACGAAGGTATTACTGTAGTTCCTTGTTTCTTTGAGAAAAAGTTCTTGGAGTTTGCTTTAAGATCTACAGGTGGTGGTTTTATAAAAGAACTAGCATTTGACGATAAGGACATAACATTAGCAACAAGAGATGGTGCAGCCGAAATTTTACCTTCGGGTAACGAGTTGGTTAGAACCCATCAACATGTTGTTATGGCTATGGATAATGAAACCAAGCTAGGTGCTCCTGCTATTCTTGATATGAAAAAGACACAACTAAAAGTGTCTCGTAGATGGAATACATTAAAGAATGGTATCAGATTACCTTCGGGTAAACCAATGCCGTTGTATGGAACTGCTTGGAATATTCAAACTATAGCAGAAAGTAATGACCAAGGTAGTTGGTATAACTACAAGGTTGAACGAGTCTATGATATCACGAAAGAAATAGAAGCGATGATGTTAGAGGCTAGAACTATGTATCAAAGCTTCAGAAAAGGGGAGATTAAAACGGCTTCTGCACCTGCTGATGAAATGCAGAGTGCACAGAAGGATGACGAAATACCGTTTTAATTGAAACAAAGTCGTGGCTGGTCCTCCAAGCCACGGCTCTTTTTTTTTGGAGTGAAGAGTGAATTTAGCAGAAGAATTATTAGAAGCATTTAGTGGATTTAGTACGGCTCATGGGCAGACAGAAGTATCTCAAGAACGTACAGCAGGAAAACAGAAAGCAAAATCATTTATAGTAAGAAACCCTCTTACTTTAGAATTGATAGAAGGACACATCAACGGCAAAAAAGGTGTTGGTGCGATCCCAATAAACGAAGAAAACAAATGCAAGTTTGGTGCATTGGATATAGATCAATATCCGTTAGATCACAATAAACTAGTTGATAAACTAGCAGAACTCAAAGTACCATGTATCGTGTGCCGTAGTAAATCAGGTGGTGCACATATTTTTTTCTTTTTTAAGGATTGGATGAATGCTGGGGATTTTAGGGACAAGGCTGCTGAAATATCTTCTGCTCTTGGGCATGGTCGGTGTGAAATATTCCCGAAGCAGGAACAGATTCTTGTCGAGAGGGGGGATGTGGGTAACTTCATTAATCTGCCGTATTTTGACTCGAATCAAACACTCCGTTATGCGATCCTCAAAAAAAGAACAAGCTATGTCGAGGCATCGCTCTCAGAGTTCATCAAGCAAATCCACAAAGTCAAAACGAGTCCCAAAGATTTTTTAAAATTACCGATAGGTGGACCTGTTGATTTGTTACCTAATTACATACCTTGTCTTAGAACCAAACTATCAATAGGTGTATTCGAGGGCGAAAGAAACAGAACTTTGTTTCATTTAGGTGTGTTTCTACAAAGACTTGATCCTGGTAATTGGAAAACAAAACTTGAAGAACATAACGTAAAAGATTTTAATCCACCACTATCTGCATCAGAAGTTGTAGCCATTCAAAACACATTAGAGAAAAAAGAATATCAGTATCTTTGTAAAGAAGAGCCTATGTCTTCACATTGCAATCAGGGTGTATGTCGAACTATGAAATTAGGTATAGGTGCTACATCGATGCCAACAATAAGTGGCTTGTCTGTTATATTATCCGAGCCTAGATTGTGGTTTGTAGACATAGGTGGTCAGAGATTAGAGATAACCACAGAAGAATTACAAGCACCTCGTTTGTTCCAGCGAGCATGTATGGAACAATTAAAAGTCATGCCTCCTAAATTAAAAGATGCAGATTGGGAAACAACAGTTAATGGTTTGATGGAAAAGTGTAATGAAATACAAGTTCCCGAAGAGTTAACATACAAAGGTCAGTTTGTATCCATACTTGAATCTTACTGTACAGGTCGAGTTCAAGCACAGACTTTTGAAGAAGTTATGTTGGGTAAACCATATACTGAAGTAGAAGAAGGCAGAACATATTTTAGATTAGACTCATTGATGGAGTTCATGCGACAGAAAAAATTTGATAGTTATACGAGAGCACAAGTACAAGAAAGGCTCAAAGAGATAAACAACGAAGAAAGTTCTATCGTAAAAAAATTTAAAACATCAGCAGGTAAATGGAAGTCAGTTAGAGTTTGGTGGATACCAGAGTTTGTTTCTGAAGTAGAAATCGCAGACGTAAATATTGAAACAGAGGAGGCTCCGTTCTAATGGAAATGTTAGTGGCTTTTTGTGTAATTTTTGTCGAACAGTGCAGATACAGAGGTGGAGATGCCTTGTGTAGCTTTTGGGAACCAGGAGTTGTGTATAAAACAAGGCAAGAATGTGTCGAAGGTAAAAAATTAATCGAAGAATATTTGGAAGAAGAACTGTGGAGATTGTACCCAGAGGCAGTAAAGATAGATGCAAAAGGTGTATGTCCATTTGAAGTTAAAGATCCAACAGGTAGAAACAAGGGACAAGGTAATAGAAAGTGACAAAAGAGATTACAATTTTTGGGCCACCAGGCACAGGAAAAACAACAACTTTAATTGATTTAGTCAAGAATAGAATAAAACTTGGTGGAGATCCAAACAAGATAGCATTCATGTCTTTCAGTCGTAAAGCTGCAACAGAGGCAAGAGATCGTGCTATGGGAGAGTTAAATTTAAATGCAGATCAAATGTCGTATTTTAGAACATTACACTCACTAGCATTCACTTGGATGGGTTTGACTACGAGACAAGTTTTCAAGGGATCTGATTATAACGAATTAGGAAAACTAGTTGGGTTGGAGTTTAGGACTAATCCTACTGTTGGTTTAGAAGATGGACCTTTGTTTCAGATAGGTGCAGGTGGCGACAGATATATGTCTATTATTCAGATGGCTCGTGTTAGAGAGGTCACACTAGAACAACAATTCAATGATACTTGGGATCATACTTTACATTGGCAACAGCTTAAAATTTTAGACAAAGCTTATACCGATTACAAAACAGCAAAAGATAAATTAGATTTTGTTGATATGATAGAAAAATTTATACGAGAAGGATCTAGTCCAAAGTTTGATTTATTAATTATAGATGAAGCACAAGACTTAGCACCTCTGCAATGGAGAATGGTAAAAGAAGTTTTAGTGCCAAACTCAGAGTCTGTGTATTATGCAGGAGATGACGATCAAGCTATATACTCTTGGATGGGTGTTAGGATAGAAGATTTTTTAGGTTCAAGTAAAAATAAAATGATTTTAGAAGAATCGTACAGAGTTCCAAATGTTGTTCATGAATTTTCACAAAACTTAATAAAGAAACTTTCTCTTAGACAACTTAAAAAGTGGAAACCCACTAGTAAAGACGGCACGATAACTTGGCATAGAGATATTTTAGACGTTGATATGACTAATGGCGAATGGCTGATACTTGCAAGAACAAATTACATAGCAAACAAAGTTTGTGTTCGTATGAAAGAAGAAGGCTATCTTTATTGGAGAGAAGGCACAGGTTGGTCTATATCTCCAAATGTATTAAATGCTATAGAGTTGTGGCTTAAGTTACAACGAGGAGCATCAGTTCCTGCTGATTTGTTAAAACCTTTTTCAAAATTAATTAATCCTAAATATATAACAAAAGCAGGTAGAAAGTTGATGTATTCTTTAGCAGACGTTAACAGCGAAAGACCCCCAGACGAGGGATACTCATTAGGAAACTTAGAAAGATTATGTGAGTTTACGGCAAATAATTTTGTGCCGTGGCAGAAAGTTTTAAGTGTATCAGATCAAGAAACAGCATATATCATGTCTGTTAGAAGACGAGGAGAAAAGATATTAACAGGTAGTCCAAGGATTAGAATATCTACAATACACAAAGCAAAAGGTGGAGAGGCAGATAATGTAGCCGTTTTATTAGATTCCACAAAGGCTTGCGTAGAAAGTTTAGACCAGGACTCCGAGATCAGAACTTTCTATGTGGGCATAACTCGTGCTAAAAAAACACTGCATCTAATAGAATCAACAACAAAATACAGGTTTGAAATATGAAAAAGAATAGAAAATACTTTTTAGATGAGGCAGAGAAACTAATCAATGGACCGAGAGCCAAAGAATATGGGCCTGCTAAATTTAATCACGAAAGAATAGCAAAGATATGGTCTGTTATACTCGCTAGAGATGTGACAGCACAAGAAGTTGTAGCTTGTATGGTTGGTGTAAAATTAGCTAGACTAGCAGAAACAATAGAACATGATGATAGCTGGGTTGATATCATCGGATATGCTGCGTTAGGCGGAGAAATTATAAATGACAAATGATCAATATCATTTTTTAGATCAAGATATAAAAGATATGTCTTGGGGTAACGTGGACTCTGATTGGACACCTCCTCAAAGTTTTCCTGATCTATCTCAATACGAAACAGTTTCTATAGACTTAGAAACTAAAGATCCCAAACTACTGACTCTCGGTCCTGGTTGGACAAGAAAAGATGGACACATCATAGGAGTGGCTGTGGCTGCGGGAGAAAGTTCTTGGTATTTTCCTGTTGGTCATCAGTCTGGTAATTTACCAAAGAAGACAGTTTACAAATGGCTACAAAAATTATGTGACAATGTGAACATAACAAAGATATTTCACAATGCTTTGTACGATTTAGGTTGGCTGCGAGCCGAAGGAATAGAAGTCAAGGGCAAGATAATAGATACCATGATTGCTGCACCTTTGTTGGATGAAAACAGAAGATGGTATAATTTAAACTCACTTGCTCGTGATTATCTTGGAGAATACAAAGATGAAAAGCTATTGAAGTCCGCAGCAGATGAGTTTGGTGTAGATCCAAAGTCTGGTATGTGGAAGTTACCACCTAGATATGTTGGTAAGTATGCTGAACAAGATGCTTTGATAACTTTAAAACTTTGGGATCTTTTGAAAAAGAAAATAACTCAAGATGAATGTTCTAGTATCTTTGAGTTAGAAACAAGTCTATTACCTGTTCTTTTTGAAATGAAAACAAAAGGTGTTCTTGTTGACATTGATAAAGCACAACAGACTAAAAAAGAATTAGTGAAGATAGAAGAATCACTTATACAAGAGATAGTCAAAGAAACTGGAGTTACGGTTGAGCCTTGGGTCGCCACATCTGTAGCAAAAGTCTTTGATGCTGTAGGTCTTCCTTATTCTCGCACAGAAAAGTCCGGGTCGCCCATGTTTACAAAACAATTTTTGTCTAATCAAACGCACCCTATTGCAAAGAAGATTATAAAAATTAGAGAGATAAACAAAGCCAATACGACTTTTGTTGATACTATTCTTGAACATTCTCATCAAGGCAGAATACATTGTGACTTTCACTCTCTTAGATCCGATGGTGGTGGAACTGTTACAGGTCGTTTTAGCTCAAGTAATCCTAACTTACAACAAATACCTGCGAGAGATCCAGAAATTAAAAAATTAATTCGTGGTTTGTTTGTACCAGAAAAAGGACACAAGTGGGGTTCTTTTGACTACGCATCGCAAGAACCAAGATGGTTGGTTCACTATTGTGCCACTCTGACGGGTATAGATAGACACCCACAGATAGATGATGTTGTTAAGATGTATCATGAGGGCAATGCTGACTTTCATCAGATGGTGGCTGACATGGCAAATATACCTAGAAAACAAGCCAAGACAGTTAATCTTGGAATTATGTATGGTATGGGCAAGGCTAAACTTGCTAACGTCATGGACATAGATACAGACGAAGCCTCCAAACTTTTAGAAACATATAATGAAAGAGTGCCTTTTTTGAGATCGCTATCTGACAAAGCCATGAACCGTGCTTCGAGTACAGGTATTATTAGAACTTGGTTGGGCCGTAAATGTAGATTTGATATGTACGAGCCTGTGTCTTATGGATACAACAAAGCTTTGCCAATGGAAGAAGCCATTGATGAGTATGGTGGTAAAGGTAGAGTCAGAAGAGCATTTACATACAAGGCTCTGAATAGATTGATACAAGGCTCGAGTGCTGACCAAACTAAGAAAGCAATGGTTGAATGTTACAAAGAAGGATTGTGTCCTATGTTGACCGTACATGATGAACTATGCTTCAACATCAAAAAACAAGAAGAAGTAGAAAAAATTAAGGACATTATGTGTAATTGTGTCCCAAATCTAAAAATACCCTTTGAAGTGGACGCAGAATTAGGCGAAAACTGGGGAGAAGTCGGCTAACCTACCTATTATAATCGTGGAAAAACAAAGGTATTTCTAAGGTATAATCACACACGGACATATCGTTTCGGCTCTGTGTGGCGATCTGAGAGCCTAATTTTTTCGAACAGGCTTACAATATGCAGTAATTTTAGCTGTTTTGCCATCTAGCAGTGGAACATCGGGTTGATTGTTCAAACGTCTAGCAAAATACAAACAAGTATTAATATTTTCAAATCTTTGTGTCTGATCTACCACTCTTTCGTTGAGCATAAAGATCAGAAGAAACTCTATCATTCATCTTTTGCCTTCCAAAAGTATTCATCTGTATCTCCGAGTCTGAACTTTTGTCCATTCTCAACTTGATATATTTCTGTGCTAACTTTGAAATCTGGTTGCAATGGTTTATCTGGCGTAAGTGAATTATCGTAAACACGCATTCTATTGTTTGGATACAAACAAAATTGTCCGTTTTCTAATTCTATTATATTATGTGATTTATGTTCGGCTGGTTTTTCACTCGTAGAATAATCTATTGCATTTATATCTTCGTGATAATTATCAAGAGTGCATACATACGATCCTTTTAAAATACCATGATCCCTTGTATAAACTTCGAAGTCCATAGTTCCTATGAACTGTTTGCTAACTGCCACCACCCCATAATCCATGCAATTCCAAAACTGGAGATTATAAAGATCCATATCTGGAGTTGGGGTCTGTGGTTTAACAGTAAAAGCACTAATAGGTAGTTTATCGTAAAGAGCACCATAGTCAGGCAGATAAGTTTCAAAATAAAAAGCTCTACCTGGAATAGACTTTGCTGTAATCCAAACACCTTTTACAAACTCCCCATGACCATCTGCTCCATCTCTTAAATATTCTTTTCGCACCCATACATCTATGGAAGGTAAATTAACAACTAATGTAGACATTATGACTTTGGATTCTTCTTTCTTGCTTTTTTGGTTCTTGGATATGATCTGTTCTTGGAAGCAGATACGACTTTTAATTTACTTTTTTTGTTTAAAGCATTACCACCAACATGATGTACATCTTTACCATCGCCCTTTTTAACTTTACCCTGACGCATCATTTTTCTACGAGCTAAGTTTCTATTTGCTCGTTTCTTTCTGCGAGATTTGGGTTCAATTTCATATTCTCGTTGATAGTTTCTTTTGTATGACACTACTCTATACCTTTTGAGTATCCACCTGCTCTAGTGTATGTTAACACACTTTTTCTATTTGCAATATCGTTAACGTAAGAAACATGCACCCATCCAGAGTTTGGCTCTTTACCATCCCAACACTCTAAAATTAGCTGATCAAAATTTAAATTTTTCTCAATATACTTTGCTAAATCATAGTTACTAACACCAAATATTTCTATATCTGCCGCTTCTCCATCACAATGTTGCGAGGTAGGTTTTGAGCCAATCGCCTCACACAGGGCAGGACTGCGATACCCAGAGTTAATCATAATTGGTTTACCAAAAGCAGATCTGACTCTTTCTAATACATTAGAACACAAAGATTCCATAGCTTTGATATGGATTTCATTTGGATTGTTTTCTATACCTTTTCTTTCTGCTGTTTGTGATTTGGTAAATTCTGTTAATGAAAAATTATCTGATAGTTTCATCCTATGTTCCTTTGTTGTCTTTCTGCAATGATTCGATCATTGGGATTTAGTAGTGTAGCCAGTCTTGTATTTATATCTCTTGCCACAGGAGATACTTGAGGAGTGCTTACAACAGGGGATGAAGGCACATTAGTTGTCACAGGTTCTGATTTCTGAACAGGCTCTTGTGTTGTTAGTTCTGAAACTTCCTCTGTTTCTTCTATGGGATCTATTGGTATGCCATCAAAAGAATTGTAAAGTTCCTCTAATTCATCCACTGGCATATTGTGACCTTTTTCTTCAGCTTCTAAAAAAGCATCTCGACTAGGAAAGAAAGGTATATACCTGTTTTCTATAATAGATCCAATCTCTCTATTTCCCACACCCTCTTTTTTAAATCTTTCTATAACTTCTTCTTGTGTCGCACCTAATGCTTGTAGTCCCAAGAAGTCTTTTCTTGCTTTTCTAAAAGATCTTAATCTAGCTCTGTTGGCATTAGTCCATGCCTCTATAAATTCTTCTGAAGTAACAACGGCTCTGTTATTTACTCTATTAAACAATGTAGCAGCCGTGGATCGATTTGCTTTGAATTCTTGTGCTTTGAATATTCCTAATCTATCTGGATCAAATATCTGTGTGTTTACACCGAGAGTTGCTCTAACCATCTCTCCAAGGCGTGTAAATTGTCTGCCAGTGCTTGGTTCTTTTGATTCTGGGTCTGTTATTCCACGGAGAAATCTACCCATTTCAATATCATCCAACTCTGCACCTGTTGGTACACGGAAAGGTGAAGCACCTGGTGTCATGCCTTCTAATACATGTATGAAACTTTTTTGAAATCTACTTCCTAAAGAATCTCCGCCCTCACCTGTTTTATATATTCGTGCACCTGTTTCAGTTGCACCACCTCTACCACCGGGTACGCTTTTAGGTGCAATGTCTAATATTTTTGCCGTAATTATTGATTCATCAAAGAAAGGTTGAAAAATTTCACCGAAACTTTCTTCTGCTGCATTGAAAACTGTTTCAATCCCATCTCTTTCAAGCTTACCATCTCTGTTTAAACTTCTAATAAGTGCAGTAAAAGGTCTAATTAAAGAATCATATGGATTAGTATGGCTGAAATCGTATATCTCTAAATTACCATTCTTGTCTCTGCCAACAGGCACTAAGGTAGAATTCTTTTGGAAGGGTGCAGCCAAGTCTTGAACAGCTTGCATTTCTTCTTCGCTGGTTCCTGATAGACTCATTCCTATTTCTCTGACAGCTACTGGCAACGCAACGAAAGTTGTTAACGCTCCCATTAATCGTCTCATACCTATTTCTCTGACTTCTGGTATGTTACTGCTCAATTCTTTTACGGCTGTTTCTAATGTGTTGAAACCTGTTCTAATTATTTCAGCAGGAAAAGATACGAAGTTTCCAACGGGTAATTGTCTAAATGATTTTATAGCTTCTGATGTCAGATCGTAGTTAGGGACATGGTTTCTTACAATATCTCCTGCAAAATCTTCCATGCTTTTGCCTTGTAGATGAACTTCATCAAACTCCTTTACAAAAGCTTTAGCTTCATTGGCATCTTTGGCACTGGCTATATATCTAGCTCGTGCTGTTTTTAATTTATTTAATTCAAACTGATAATTATATATTTTCCAAAGATCATCCTCACCTTTGTATGCGTCTTCCATCTTTTTTAAAAATTTACCACCTGCTCTGGTAAATTTACCACCGATATTAAAAACCATATTAGAAGAGTTTAAACTACTTCCAAGATTAGAGTCACCTGTTTTTGGATTCTCGTATCCGACACCCTTACGCAAGTTGGCTTGTAGTTCTCTAAGTTCAGCCTGACTACCTATTATTCCTCGTCTTTGTAAATCAGCAAGAAAAGCAACCTGCTCTTCATCAGATCTTCCTGCTAAATCATTAAAAACATATTTTAAAGACTCACCAAGATTTGCACCACGACCTACATTACCTTGTGCCATAGCAAATAAAGAGGCAGATGTTACGTTACGAACATGTGTTATTGGAGATAAAATAGTTTTTGAGTATTGTGAAAAACCTTTTAACCATAAGAACTTACCATATAACTGTCTTCCAATGTGACTGATATTATTTGTATCGTTTAAAACATTTTGTGACATACTTTTCCACATACTAGTTGGAACAGCTATGCCGTGCATTGCACCAAAAGGTGTTTCACTAAGAGTTAATTCATCTGGTCTTCCAGAAGTCCCTTGTCTTCCGAGAATATAAGAGTTTTTACCACGATCTGATTGCATAAACTGTTGTAGTTCATTTTTATTCATTAAGTTTGTGTCTTTAAAAATAGAATTTTCACCATTTCTTGCTATGTCATCATCAGCTATTTTTCTCAAAGAAGTGTAAAAATTATCTGTTGCATCAAATTGAGCAAATTTTGCTATTGTGCCAACATAAGATTCTTTTAAATCTTTCACTTCTCCATAGATAGCTTTGAGAGATGGTAAGTCCAGTTTCTTTGTGTTTATCAAAGTTGTTGGTATTTTTGCTATTGCTGTTTGTGTGAAAAAAGAATTTGCGTTAGTTCTAGCTATTTCTTGTTTTGCTTTCTGTTGATTAAAAGCCATGTCTATATATCGTTTTAACTGTTTCGCTTTTGGTGGCTCAAAATTTTTACCTACAGCATCGTAACTCAAAAGTTCTTTTTCTTCTAATAAACTTCTAGGCACTGGTTGATTGTTAAATGTAAGTTTGTTTATTTGTTTATCAATCTCTTTTCTTCTCGGACTAAAAGTCTTAGCTATATTTTTATACATGTTTTGCATGGTTTTTTCATCAAACATATCTTTTCTTCTTGTTTTTATGAAATCTCCTCTTGCATTTTTTGCAAAACCAAACATGCCCATTACATTATCAATAGTGTCTTCAGTTAATTTATATTTATTATCTTCCATTATTCTATAACGAGTCACAAAAAAGCCACCTTTGTGAGTACCGTCTGGTTTGATCATACTATCTTCAATGGCTCTAACAATATCTTCTTTTACAGGAACACCTTGTTTTCTTTTAAATTCAAGAAACTTTTGGTCTTCCCACTCTTCAACTGTGCCTTTCCAGTTTTTAGGTGGACTGCCTCCACCTGTGTAAGCATTTTTATTAGGTGGACGAGGAACTTTTGCTATTATGTCCTCTGCTGACATTAAATTTTTTATAGCTCCAGACTTTAATATTCTTTCAGCTAAATTGTTTTTTAATTTAACCATGTTTTGAATAGGAATTTTAAGTTCTCTTGGTATTCCTATTTCTCTAAATAAATTTTCTTCAGATACTATTGTTTTACCTGTAAAATAATCATACAGATTGTTTAGTATTTTTTCTTTTGAAAGATTACTTTGATTAATATATTCAGGTTTTGCTAAAGCTTTATCTATCGCTTTTTCTAATCTTCTAAATTGATCTGCTGCTACCTTAAAACCAGCCTCTTGAGTAGGTCCAATAAGTGAAAACAGTTTAGCACTGTCAATAGTCTCTTCTGTACCTGCCACTCCTTTTGATACATCCATCGTTATCGCTTTAGTTTTTTGTTCACGACCAAGATAGTATTGTTGAGTTATTTCTTTTCGAGCATCTTCAAGTTCTTTGTTAACCATTCTTTGTTGCTTATCAATTAAATCTGAATCTATGTTAGGATCGTCAGCATTTCTCATTCTTTGATACTGAAGATCTTTGTATTCTGGAGATTCTTTTGTGCTTCTAACAATAGACTCTTCGATGCTTTTAAATTCTGGTAATTGTTTTACTTCCTCGTCAGATAATGCTTTTAAATGAGCATATGCCTCTTGTTCAGAACTAAAAGACCTTTTTTCTCCATTGAATAGTATTTCTTTGTCTGTGGTTTTATCGAAAAGTTTTATTTGTCTTGTTGTTTCTTGTTGTTGAATACCTGTTCTAGCTCCTAACAAAGCTCCTCTGCTCCTAAGATTTCTCGCTAAGAAAAAATTAAAGTTTTCAAAAGCAGTCAGTTTTCTTATAGGTTCACCTGTTACTTCATCTTTTAAACCTTGTCTCATGTCAAGGTCATCAAGTTTTGCAAGGTATTTAGTGGCTTTTTCTGCACCTGCACGGATAACTTTTGTACCTCCAAGAGTAACAACATCTGCACCTGTGATCGTGGTTCCTGGAACTCTAGCAGCACCAACTTTTACTGCTCCTTTTGCTAGTCCTGACAACACTGGAGGTATTGTACCAGCTAAAAAACCACCTTCTATTAACATAGAAAATCTATTACCTATTCTACGAGCAGCGTCCTCGGATCCTGAATCGGCAACATTATAAACATCTGTTCCTGTAAAGCCACCATCGAAGAAATCACCAATGGTCTGTGTACCATCAGTCGTGACCACAGCATCAGCAACACCTGCAGCCACAGCTTTTTGTGTAGCCAGTGCAACTTTTTGTGTTTTAGTTAGACCAAAACCAAAATTTTTACCTTGGGCGTATCCTTTTTGTAATTTACCTAATTTTGAAAGACCACCTACAACTTTAAATGCAACCACACCAGGAACAGCAAACTGTGCTAAACCAGAAGCAATAGTTCCTACAGCACCTTCGGGGTCAATACCAAAGTCTTTTCTTGTTTTATCTGCCCATAGATTAAACTGTCTAGCGTGTTGTGTATCTGCAACATAATCAACACCTTCAAGGATCAATTCTCCAATACCTTGTGGAATCTTGGTTAGTCCCTCAACAACACCTTCGCCCAGTTCTTTTGCCCAACCTTCATCGGTGCTTGGTTCGTTGAGATCTTCATCTATAACTTTGGCACTAGATATATCAAACTGAACCGCATCGTCTGTAACAACAGGTTCTTCTATTATTTTAGCACTAGACGCATCAAAGTCAGGTTCTTCTACAAGTTTAGCTGTAAAGGGATCAAATTCAGCCATATTTTTTCCTTTTTACGGATCGACAAATTTACCATTTGTATATCTTTTCTTGACACCGTTTTTATCTATATAAATTTTACCTTCTTGATAACTGGTGCTACCATCACCCTCAAGAACACCACCAGTATCTTTTGCAAATTGTTCTAATATAATTTTTTCTTGTTTTCTGTATTCATCGTTATCAATACCACCTAATCTATCTTTAGTAGTTTTAACCAAAGCTTCAAGTGCTGGTTTAGTAATACCTTCGTAATAATAGTAAGCATCCTCTGCTTTATCTACAGTATCATAGCTATAACCTTTAATTTTTTTATTAGCCGCAACTGCTTTAGCAGTTGTTACTAGATCAGTAAATTTAGTTTTATTTGTTGTTGCAGCAATCAACATGGCTCTACCTTTTTTAGTAAACTTAAACTCGCCATCTTCGTATGTTGCATAGTCAGAACCCAAAGCATAAATATTCTTAATCTCTTTTGTTGATGCTTTATCTCTTAATTGTGCACTAAGTTGTTTTTCTGTAAGTCTTACATAATCGTCTTGTTTTCTCTTATTTAATGCAAGCTCTTCAACCTTTAGATCAAAGGTCTTACCTGCTAATTCCATTGATTGTAGAGTTTGAGCGGCAGTTAAATCTAACTTAGCAAACGCTAACTCATCTAAAACTTTATTTCTTGCTGTTTTATATTCTAGTTCTGTTTTAAATTGAAACTTGTTTTCTTCTAATTTTGCAAGTTCTCCGTATGCTTGTATTTTTAAGGTTCTTTCTGCTATTTTTGCAGCTTTCTCATCTTTCATGAGATCATATCTTATTTTAGCAAGACTTTTTCTGTCTTCTCTTTCTTGTTGATTGATTTGATTTAAGTCTTTACCAAAAGATTCAACACCAAAAAGTAAACCTTTTGATATGTTTGTAAGAGCATTCTCGCTCTCTCCTGCCGCTGTAGCTAAACCACCTTTGATCATGGACATCCAAAAGGCTGTTACCCTATCATCGTCATACTGTCCTTCTTTCAAGTCTAAAACTTCTCTAGCTTTTTTATCTACATCTTCAAGGCTTATTTCGTCTTCTTCTTCTTCCATTAAAGATTCTATTTTTTGCATATAATCTGTTCGTTTAGCATCATCTGCTTCATATCGTCTATCTATTTTTGCCAATTTACTTTTGAAAGCTTCATAGCTACTCGCTACGTCAGTGACAAAACTAGATTTTTTTGTGTCTTTGGTTTTATCATCCGCTGGTTTTTTATCATCTGGTTTTAATATATTTTCAGTTGTTTGATTAATTTTACCCGGTGCATCGTCTAATTGTGCTTCTGGTGCAACAAATTTAGGCTGTGTATCTGATTGAAAATCATCAACTTGCATTACATTTTCTTTAGCAGATCCAAACTCTCCTTGTTGTTTAATTATTTTTTTATCTTTATCTTCTTGTGTTATCTCTTTGTCCATTTCTGTTTCGGCAGGTAAATCAAGATTACTTGGAATAGTATTGTCTATTTTAGTAATTCTATCTCTACTCATCTGACCACCTGTAAGAGTAGAAGCACCAGCAGGATTTATAAAAATATCAGAAAGACTAAAGTTAGCTCCGACTGGATTATTTTTTATTCTTTGTTGTCGTCTACCTTCTACACCACCAAGTTGATAGCCTTTAACAGCACCACCACCAGCATAATTCTGTACTGCACCCATTAATTCTGGAGATGATGCAAGAATACCCATAGGTTGTCTGCTGTTATACATATTCATAACTTGTTGTGCGAACATTCTTCTTTTTAGTGGATCATCCATTAAGCTCTCCCGAAACCTGGAAAACCTTTTCCTTGATTCATTAAACCAAAAGCACCAATACCTGCTTGTGCAAGACCAAGCAATTGTGAGCTTGTGCTAGGAGGTGGTGTTGTAGTTCTTGAAAAGGTTTGTTGTAATGCTGGTACACCTCTAAATATATCAGACATGAATCCAATCTGTTGGAAAGGTAATGCTTGTTCTGCAAGTATGTTTGCTCTGTTGATGTCTCTTTGTCTCTGTCCTTGTTGTTGTTGCAGACTACCAATACCTAAAAGTGTATTAACATCTTGAACACCCATCTGTTGTCCTAATTGTCCTAAACCAGCAGTTTGAACACCCAGACCTGCAACTGTTTGACCTAACTGACCTGTAAGTTGTGCCTGTCTTAACTGTTGTTGTGCCGCTTGTTGTGCTAAATTTTGTGCTTGTTGAAAACCAGCAGATCTTAACTGTGCACCAGTTCTTGCTTGTTGATCCATAACATCGGCAGCTATTTGTCCTTGTAATACTGCTTGTCTTGATCCACCAAACGCACCTGATCCAACAGCTTGTGCTTGTGCTTGCAATTGTTGTTGTGCACCCTTATCTGCAATATCTTGTTGAGTCGCTGCAATTACATCCTCTGTAAACGGATTCATAAACTGTTGATAACTAGTTGGGTCTATTCCTGCCGCCGCAACTCTTTGTTGTGCAGTTCCTAATTGTCCTATGCCTTGACCAACAGCCTCTGCTCCTTGTTGTAGAAAAGGTGCAAAAGAACCAACTCCTGTTAACGCATTGGCTATTGCGGCTTTTTGTCCCTCTGATAATCCTTCTAGTTCTTGTCTAGCAAAAGGCATCTGTGAACCAGGTCCCGTTAATCCTTTTGCACTGGCGAATATATCTGCTAAAAACTCCTCTTGAAAAGGAGCTAGTCTTACTATCTGTTCTTGTGTTGCTGTAGCCATTATGCGGCTCCTTCTAGTTGTGACATCATATCATACATTCTAGCAGCACCGATATTTCTATCGCCACCACCTGCACCACGGACAGCTTTTGCAGTTAATACAAATTCACCGTCTGATAGTCTAGCAGGAACTGAATCGCTGGTTCCTGTACCGGGGCCTTTTACTTCACCACCTGCGGCTGCTTCTAGTGGATCTATTGAAAATATACCCCTATTTCTGTTATCCTCAAAATATTTCTTGCGTTCTTCTTCATTATCTAAATTATACAGTTTATCTCCAATTCGTCCATACCCTAATCTTGTTTCACCTTTAGAGAAAGGACGCATTTTTTTCTCTTCTTGTTTTTCTTCCCCACCTAATGCTCCTAGTAAACCCAATCCAGCACCACCTAATGCTATTTTACCAGCAGTAGATTCTGGAATCATGCTTTTTAAGAATGATCCAATACCACTTGTGTCTGCTGTTTTTACAGATGCGATTGGATTACCTGTTATAGCACTAGTTGTTGACGGAGAGGCAAAAGGAGAACCAGAGGTATCAAAATTAAAACCTTTTCCGAAATCTTTACCACCCATTGCGTATGTCGTTGCTCCTGCAAGTGCTGCATTTTGTAAGGCTTCTTCTGCACTTCTACCTGCCGCAAGAGACCCTATACCAGATCCTATGGATGCACCTAATGGACCACCAAAATACATACCAATAGCACTACCAATCAATGGTGCGGCTTTTTTTAATGATCTAGTGATGTTTTTAAAAATGCCCATAGTTCATACTACCAATAATTTGTTGTTTCTACAATCCTATATTCTAGTTATCGCACTCGTTGTTACTCTTGTTTTAGATAATTCTTGAATACTAGCTACAACATGAAGTCTGTTTGCAGTTGCAGCCTGTGCTTTTAATATTTCTCCACTTTCCAATATTAAATCTTTTGTTAGTAGTTCTACAGTCGTGTTAGCTCCTACAGATTTAAGGTTAAAGAGACTAAAGACAGCACCCGCCGTATCGGTTAAATTCACTGTTATGGTATCTGCGTTAGGAGATTGATTTGATACTATTATAGAATTAACAACGGCTGCATTAAAGTCGGCATCACTAGGAACTGTAAACAAAGTTGTAAGATTGGTTGTGGTAAGATCTAACTTTGCGTTTGTAACACCTTGAATATATTGAGGAATACTGGTTATAAGCATTAGCGTCTACCATCCTCTCTTATATCTACTCTAGGTGTGCCTAATTTATATTTTGTTCCCAGTGATGTGGAATCAATTCTTAAAGCAAAAGATCTACCTCGTAAACGATAATTTAACTTTTCTGTAAATTGCTCTACTGGACTAGTTGCAGTTCTTTGTGTAGTGGCTTGAGTTGTTTCATTAAAATTAGCACCAGGATTGTTTCTTGACTTCATTGTAAACGCAACATCTGGATTAAGACTTGTTGATCCATTGAATGTAATGTCTGGAATAACTTGTTTTAAAAACAAGAACTTATCACCATCCCCTATATCAATGGCTGAAGATTCTATAAATGATGTCATGGCAGATCCATCGTCATCAAAACCTACCTCATGGTTGTAAAGATACTGATTGCCAGTAGCTTGTGGCAAATTTCTTATACCTCTGTCAATCCATGCGTCTCTTGCCAATGTTCCATAATACCAAACTTTTTCTAAATAATTAAAAGCAACATACTTATCTATCTGTGTTCCAGCAGACGATGGATAAAACCATAATATCTCACTAAATTCTGAGTTAACACCAACATGAACTTTATCACGCTCTGCAAAATTAAAATCTAGAAATACTTTATCTTTTACTGTGCATGGTAGTTGTACTGTTTGACCACCAGAATAAACATAGAACGTATCAACACCCATCCAATACACTGCATCTTCAACGGCAACAGCAGAAAAAGGACTCATAATAGTTATATTCTTTGATAGTTCTTGAAGACCAAACGTAAATGGTGGACCTATAAACTTCATAGCATGTAGTGTTTTATTAGTGAAGACGAGTATCTGTTGTTTTGTTTCAACAGCTTGTACAAAGGTAGATCCACCACCTAACCTTAAATCACCTGCTGTATTTGTAGCAGTTGGGAAAAAATCTACTGGGTTTTCTTGTGAAGAGAAACGTATCAACAATGGATCTTGTACCCCATTGCCTTGTGTAGCAGAAGAGTTTGCACCTAATCCATCACAACCAAACACGATAACATGTCGGTCTTGGTCTGATACAAGAACTTGTTTAGCGATAGTAGGCACACTTGTTTCTCCAGAATATGTGCTTGTCGCACTAAGTTCTACGGCTCTATTGCCTAAACCATTTGTTTTGTCCCAGTAAAACAATCCACCATCTCTTGGATTAATAATTATATCTTCACCAAAATTATCATGTGACCATAATCTAATCTGTGCTCCAGGGGTCGTGACACTTGCTGCATTACCCCAACCAACAAAGTCATTAGCAGAATCTGCATTACCAGCCCTTAATCTTATGAGGCTGTTGTCTGCATGTGTAGTTGCAGTAGTGCCTCCTTGAGCACGAGTCACTGTCATTGTATTATCATCAGAAGTTGGTGATATAGCCATTAACTCTTCATTTATTAATATTATATCATTGAGACTATTCATACCTGTCTCATCATCTACACTAAAGGAAGTATCAGTAGCATTTAAACTTTGAGCAAGTTGTGTAGCTAAAGCACCTGATGTTGTACCACTCCATTGTCCTGCACCCCATCCTGTACCACCAACTGTTACGTCTAATCCAACATTTAACTGATATGTACCAACAACACTACCACCACCATTTCCTGTATCAGATGAATTAGCCGCAACACTAGATGTTATTGTATAAGCATTAGAACTTATTAATGATGTTATTTGAAACTCTGCATTTAATATTGTAGCTGTGATTGTTCCACCTAAACTAGATGCACCAGAAAATGTTACAAAGTCTTTTTCATTTGCACCATGTGCTGGATCAGTAACAGTTATAGTTGTTGATCCGTTAGTCGCAGAAAAAGTTACATCACCAGCACCTGTAGTGCTTCTTATGGGTGTTATATCATTAAATGTCTGCCCTTCTTCTATGTAGTATTTTAAATGTGTGCCAATACCCATGAAATCAGAGCCATCAAGAGCTACCCAGTTGTGTAGTCTTCTAGCACTACCTAGATATTGATTAGAACTATATTTTTCCCAACCACCAAATTTTTCTGGAAAACCAAACCTAAATCTTACTTTATCACCATCAACGAATCCACCTTCGTTACTGTAAGATGTAATATCAGATACAATACCAGGTTTAAATTTTAAAGCTGTCATAGGCATTACGCTGTACCTCCAGTCAAAGATCCACTACCACTTGATGTTACATTACTTACACCTTGTATTGATTTACCAGATGCTCCACCAGCACTACCACTTGATCCATTTGTTGGTGCAGTAGCTGGGAAACTTACTGATGATCCACTACCATTACTGCCTGTTGATCCAGTTGATCCAGATGCACCAAATGCTCCACCAGCCCCTCCTGTTCCACCAGCACCCGAATTGTTAGACCCAGAACCACCACTAGATCCAGATGCAGCAGATTGATTGTATCCTTGTCCAACACCACCTGCTCC